GCTAAACTGCTCCAATTGCCATTTTCCCATGTACTCATTTCCAAACCGCCATTGCCCTTTCATCTGTTTCGTTCCAACGCAGTGAGCTATCCTCATCGTCGCCAACATATATCAGCGTTTCTTTTATGTACCAGATGCCGTCTTCTTTTATTACCTCCACACCTGAGCCAACCGGGAACCACGGCATATAATGCCGCAGGTCGCCGTCCCCGTTACACGTCACATACGGAGCATCAACTTCAATCTCTTCTCCAGAGCTAACAATTTCGAGCGTATAGGTATCCTGCGAAGTATAATCAATACAGGTTGTAACTGTAGCTATTATCCGACGGGTTTTACCTGTTACGCTTATCGACCGGCCATACCTACTTTGCGTTACAGACGTACCAGGCCCACTGATAGAGATATTAAGAGCATCGTTTATCTCTTCAATTTTCCTATTAAGAACCGCTGCGGTAACAGCCTGATTCAAAGGTATTTTATCAATACTATCGACCACTTAAAGCACCACCTAAGTCAGTAGTTATGTTTTTCATGCCATTTAATAGCTCATTAAAATCTGCTGTCTTATACATATTAGTCGCTACTCCATTTTGAGTATTCCACCCATCATCATTATAACGAAATAGCATTCTATAGTTCCAAACCTTACTACCTCTCTTATATCGCCGAGCTTTTATGAATAACCATTTCTCTGTGTCATCTCCTGTGAAGTCTGATTCATAATCAGTTTGAGCTTTCGCCAATAGCTCTTCAGTTTCATTGAGAAAATCTATACTGTTTATTTTGCCTTTCATAAGTACAATATTTCTCATAAAGGCTTTACCACCAACTACCGTAACGAGCAAAACAGGCGTTACTTTAGTTTGCTTTAATTCAGGTCTATTCGCCTCTGTATATGCAGCCCCCTGATCGGACCAGTTTGTTGCCCAGCTTTGCTTATTACCATCAGCGTCAATATAAGCATCGACACTTGCCTCTTCAATCTCAGAATCTAATTCAATATTCCAAGAGCCAACTTCGTCCGGCCGGCCTAAACGAAACTCATGGCCAAAAGTTGAATAGACAGTCGTGACAAGGCATTCAGTTTTATTATTTGGTCTGGCTGATACTCGCTGATCGGTAACCCTCAAATCGTCACGACCTGGCCATCTGTCGCCAAGAAAAGGGACAGGATCAGATATACGTCGCAAATTACCTATTATACGGAAGTCCCAATCAGTCCATGACATCGAATGAATACGAGTTATCGTTTGACCTAATGAAGTCAAATGCTCGGCTCGACTTTGATATAATTCCTTAACCGACATTATTGTGGTACTCCTACATTACCGACAGGATTAGGGGTTAATTTGTCTGATATATCCTCAAGTAACTCAGTTTGTCGTCTCATCAGGGCTTCATTGTACGCCTCCGAGCCAGGCATCGGCCTTGTGTGGCCAAGCCCTGCCGTACGCTGTGGGCCGGTAGGTTTAGTATCTGCTGTTGATAATGTTGTGCCTCTTATATTTTGTAATTCCTTTTCTAATTCTGTATGTATATCTAGTAATCTCTTTTTAGTTGTAAGGCCTGTAAATCTTACAGGTCCGGCTAGTCCTCCGGTTTTTTTGTATTCTCTCAACGCTTTCTTATACTCTTGCTGCTTTTTTACGTTTTCTGCTATTGTTGGATCACTAATTGACTCAAAGAAATCCCCAATCTGACCAAATAGTGGTATTGATTCTAAGATAGCATCTTTGAGAGCCTTAGCGAACATTATTGCAATATCTTTAGCCGGTCCTTCTGCTATTACTACTAATGCATCAAATGCAGATGACACAATAGCAATCATAGACTTCATAGCTATTTTCATTCCACCCTCGAAATCAATAGTCATATACTTCAACCAATCCTTAAATACATCCCAAATTTCGGTCACTTTTTTGTGAAATGTATCGGCCCACTCTCCTATTTTTTTCTGATTATTTTCGGCCCATTTAGTTATCGCATTAGCAGTCTTTTGTAAATCCGCTAAAAATGGTTTGCCAATTACTTCCAATATATCTCCAAGAGCATTTCTCATTTTTCCTAATGGCGTTAGCCCAACAAGAGCCTCAGCCTTTGCGATCTTAAAACCATCGGCCATAGCTCTTTGGAATAGAGCCATTTTTTCCGTTTCAGTGCTAGCCGCACGTATAGAAGTTATATAACGACCTAGCATAGAATATTCACCGGCTAATCCAAGGGCTACAAGTTTCATTGACGCGGATAAATCCATATTAAATGCTGCGGCTAAACCCATAGCACCTTTTGTTGCTTCTTTTATTTTATCAGTCGTAACACCCATAGACAAACCAAGCCGCATTATTTCGAGCGTCCCTTCGTCTCCATGTTTCGTTACTTTTTGCAGTTGGGACGCATATTTTTTCAATTCTTCAAATTGTTTTTTTGTAGCTTTCCCTGTGTTTTGTAATGCTACCGCAAGCTTAAATTCAGCCTCTTGTTGTGTCGCAGCAGCACGTATGCTTAATGTGTACATAGTTGCTAAAGTAGCTCCTATTACAAACGCAGCTTTTTTCGCTGTTGCCGCCATGCTAGTCATAGTTTTTTTTAATGTCGCATGAGCTCCGGCCAATCCCTTTTTGAATTTACTGAGCTTCGCAGATATCTCAACATATGCTTCTGCTAATTTGAATGCCATTATTTATCACCTCTAGCTCTTTTATTAACAAAATCAGGCATAGGCCCGTTAGGCAGTATTTGCTTTGCTAACGCAGCACCTAAATCACCAGTCATCGATTGCTCTTCTATCGGTTCATTATCGTCTTCGTCTGATGTACCTGATTCCATTTCTTTAATTACAGCTATCTCTTTAATCAATATCAAACATTGCTTTAATGTTATACTACCTACACTCTCTAAAGTGTAACCAGGATAAAAGTGTATAATCATTGCTATGATAGTTGACCATTCTATGGACTCACTACCGTCTCCGCTTTTTTTGTTTCAGAATCTTCCCCCTCATCTTTTGAAACAATACCAGCAGCTTCGTCAAGTACCTTTTTTGCTTCATCTTCTTTCTCAATAAGTCCGGCGTCTTCCAGAACCGTTTCTATATCGGACCTGTTAAGCATTTCTCTAATTTCAGATTCTACCAAGTCTGGATTTGCTTTGTGTATTAACTGAACCAAAAGGTAAGTCAATCCTTCGACCGATTCAGTCTCGGTACTTATTTGTAAAGGTGTGAATTTCTGGGTGATCCTGTAATACACAGCTTCCGGCATTTTGCTGCCAGCATAAAGATCTCTTGCGATCTCAATATTCTCTTTGCGTTCCTTGATTAAATTTTGCTTTGCAATCCGTTCTGATTCAGCTAACTCCTGAAGCCCTAATTTGCCGATAGGGTACGCCTTGCCGTCGAGAGTTATTTTTCTGATAGTTCCTTTTGCCAATGTCTCACTTAAATCTGCCATGTTAATAGTTCCTTTCTTAGTTTTTAATCATGCCATTCAGGATCAACTGTTGATCCTACAGCCAACGTCGGTGCAGCTCCTGTCCCTTGAAATGTATATGTCGTTTTAGTCACATCGTCTACCGGCGATGACGGCGATATACCAGTTAATATAATACTGCCATATATGACGTGTAATGTATCGCCAGCCGTTCCGTTTAAATATAACCCTACTTCATGTGCCACGCCTGCTGATATTTCTTCTGCTCCAAAATGAGTTAAATCTATTTCGCCTGCCATATCGTTAATAACTTCAAAAGAACCTGCCCAATCAAATAAGCCTGCTACTCTAGCACGATAGTTATTTGCAGACGTACCGTTTGTCATGCTTGTAGTTTCGGCTGTATCGCAACTGATTGAGCAGTTCCAGTTTTGGCAATGGTCTACAATGTCATCTGTTTCAGCTCCAGTTTTCCATTCAACCTTACCGCTTTTCCCGTTAAATTTACCCATGTCAATTACTCCTATATTAACCTACTACAAATTTACTATTGCCTTCGAAACTATATGTCGCAACAACAACTTCTTCTTTGTCAACAGCCAACGCACAATCAGTAGCTATGCCTGTAGCGGTATATGTGTTTGTTCCATCACTAAATACTAATACGCCTGAATCGCCAATCTCGCCTAATACTGTTGACGTACCCATTAGGACATTAGTTGAATCTACGCGTATCTCGACAGTTGCCGTCCAGTCGGTAAAGCCTGCAAGATAATCCTTGTAATCACCGGCACTATCCATAGCGGTAGTCTCGGTTAAACTAACAGTATAATCGAAACTCCAACTTGAAATATTAGCCTGAGTTTCACTTGTCCAGGTTAGCGAACCTGCTTTTCCATGTCTCATAGCCATGTCATCACCTCCCTTTCATTTATGCCGCCGTCCAACTTGTAGGAGCAAGAATACCCTGAATTGACATAGTAGCTTTTGTGATGCCTTGAGCATCGCAAGCGACACTAATTCCTGTGCAGATACATCCGTTAGTCGCCGCTGTAAATGTTGCTGAACCATCTGTTAAAGTACAAGCTGTTAGCGTTGAACCCAATACAGTTAGTGCAGCAGTGCAAACATTTACCTCTATCGTGGCTGTCCAGTCCTTAAAACCAGCCAGATACGATTTGTAGGCAGCATCGGCGGCCATAAAAGTTGTTTCTGCCATATCAGCAGTCATATTAACACTCCAAGATGTTACGTTTGTAACATCTCCTCCAACAGTAAGTGTTACCGATCCGCCTTTTCCATGTGCCATTGCCATGATATATACTCCTTAATTATTAGATCATCATTAAATTATACAAATGAGCTTCTACTATATGTCCGCCTGATATTGATGACTCTCTGATAATACGATACTCTAAAGTTACCATCCAATAGTTCAAATCTTTTTCTATTTCGCCGGTTCCTGTTCGTTCCATCAGTAAAGCTGAATCATTCTCATAGCTTAAAGTCACATCATCAAACGCATCGGTAAACTTTTCTAATATATCCATCAGTTCAGATATACCGGTCGAATCTGAAAATATATTAAACTCCATGATAGATTCTTTTATCTCACTATCACCCATCGTATATTCAGATTCAGTGCTTACATGGTGCATAACTATATAAGGCATTGCTACGCCTTGTCGTTGCTCTTCTACCCATAAGCCATTCGTATTAGCTGCACGCAGCGTTACAAAGTCGTCACCAGCAGAATCGTATGCGGTCTTTAGAGCTTTTAATAATTCAAACATTATTTATTTGCCTTTATAAAGCCTTGCTATCTTTTGCCTGGATTGTTTTAATGCTTCTCTCAAAAACGATTTACCTTTCCAAAATTTTGTACCTAATTCTACAAAAGGAGAATATTCTACGTTCGTGCCAACTATGGCAGTATGTTTTCGCTTGTCTATATCATGAAATATGCTACGAAACAAAGTAGAGGTATCTCTTAATACTAATTGTTTTGATTTACGCTCTACTATCAAAGCAGCTTTTTTTAAGGCTGCGTCATTCAGTTTGACAACTTCCTTTTCTACTTCGCCGCCATACCATTTTATATTCTGGCTCATAATCTAAGCCTTTATTTTAATAAGTATATTTTTTGATGACTACCCATAAAATTAACATCAGGATCGATCCCAACTACAAGATAATATTCACTCTTATAAACTACTCTGTCTTTGCCAAGTATGCTATTTGACGTAGCACAATACAAAACATAATCAGAGATAACTGTCATGTTGCCGCCGTTTATGCCCTCCGCTGATTTTTTCTGTACTAACCTACAAGGCATATTCGATATTTGAACGGTCCACGCCTTAGCAGCGGCTCCATAATCGTCCTGCGAAAATGCAGGCCGCTCGACATTCACTTTTATATTGTATAAATCTGCAATCATACTGTACTCAACATAGGTTTTTTTCGTATATAGTTTCTTAGTAACTTATCAGCGGATTCTATTCCGGTTGACGACTTCATATCAATGTCAGCAAGCGTGTAAGCATAATCGCCTATCTTTTCGGATTTTAGAGTACTGCTATAACCTGGATATAAAGTAGAATCATTTTCAGAACTCGCCAATATAATCGCAGCCTGTTTAATCGCAGGCGGCGTGCTACTCCAGCCATAAGTACCAGTGACTTTGATATTACCCATGCCTTTAGGAAATAATCTATGCTTATAGCTCAATCGCAAATACAACTCAGGCAAATCGTCCTCGTCACCTGTTACGGCTTCAGGGTCAAGATAGACAGAATTAACATCAGATGTCCACCACGAATCAGGCAGCTCTACACCTGATATTTTAATCTCAGTCACCGTCAAAACGTCTGGGATTAGTCCGAGAAATAGCCGGTCATTACTATTGCCGTCGATATAAATAACAAAAGCCTTTGAATAGAAATAATCCTTAGTTATCAACTCTATTGTCTGTTCAACTCGATTGATAATTTCCTGCCGATCAGTCGTACCGCTGCCCTCTCCGGTGTCTAGTGTGTGAGTCCCAGAGCCGACATCTGTAATATCAACAGCAGTACCAGCGGCAGCATTGACGGCACTTGTAGCAACCTCTATCGTCGTAGCGTCAATGTTAATTGCATAATAGGCAGTCCCGGCCACCAATGGGGCCGGGACAGCGCCTGTTGAGCTAAATCTAATCAGCGAGGCCGTATCAATGTCATTTGCAACTGTTATCCTGTCGGTCGTTATATTAACGGCTGTGGTTGCAAACGTCTCGGTCGAGCTTACAGCATCGTCCCAGTTTGATATATCAGACTCTACTATGTAATTACCTGAAGCAGCCATTAGTTATTCCTTAATTTCGTCAAGACCAGAAACAATTTTGCGAATCTTTAGCAAATCTAAAGCCGACATTTTAGCTTCTTGCAATGAATCAATATCTATTTTCTTAATGTCAACTTCGACTTCATGCGTAAGCAATTCTTTGTATTCATTACCATAAGCCTCTTCGTCCTCAATCATATATTTACCATCTTCGGTTTTAGGATTGCCGTTATCGTCTAATAGACTATATTTCTTAATTAGGCTCATCCTTGCCTTTTCAAAAATAGTTACCTCAGCAGCCAAAGCCATATATGACTTGGCAATTGAGTACGCTTCTTTGATAGGCAATTTCTCACTTAGTAATTCATCCAAAACCTGTACCGTTCCTTTAATTTCTGCCAGTTGCAACTTCATTTTTTGTCTCCATTTCTATGTTTTCTGAAAGTGATTTTGGAGTCGTCCACCCTGGAAGACTTCCATCTAATACATCGTTAATAGCAACGTAATGAGTTTTATAATATGCGGAATCGCTTCCGCACCATGAACACATCAACTCCATGTGTCCTATAAATACCTCAGCCAACGCAACTTTCAATCCTTCATGTTTACATTTAATCCAAAAGTTAATATCTGCGTCTTTATGATGCAATCTCCAGTTATTATCCTTGTTTGGTTTACTTATGAACCACGGCTTAGATAATCGCTTCAAACTTTCCAGCCTTATCAATGTCAAACCAAAATGACCGGTATCGGCCTCAGATATACCGTCAACAAATTCCCTTTTCGCTGCGACTTTAACTATATCTCCACGATCGTCATTGAAAATACCTGCTATCGGATACTTGTGTCCGCGTTTTGATTGCAAGGGAAATAATACATCTATTTCAGTGTGCTTTTCTATCGTTCGATACAAGTCTATCAAGTGAAATTTAGTAAAGTAAGTATCGTAATCAATAGCCAATGCGTACTTGAATCCGCTTTCCGTTGCATCCTCTAGTAGGTTCTCGACACCTTGCTCCCAAAATACACCACAATGCCGCTGACCATAAAGCCCTAACTCGTGTACAGCATTTATTAAACAAAACATATTGTCAGTGAAAGCCAACCTCGGCATCGACATTATAAAAGCTACATCTTTGCTGATATTACCTACATCTATTAACAGCTTTTCCACTTTCCCTATTTTCTGTTCGATTTTCCCTGGTTTTTTTTCCATATTTTTCCTTTCTTATTTTATCGCTATTACATTAAGACTTATCCGCTTACCCTCAAATTGTATTTCAGAACAATCATTAAACAAACCAAAGGATTCCGTTCTGGCAACTGAACAAAACCCAGCGGTTCCAAGCAATCCTCTGAGCATTTCAAACTCGAAACCAAATTTATGATAATCATACCTATCAGTCTGCGATCCATACACCATATGTAATACACGTATTTTGTTTTGTGTTGACAAGTTGCCATTCAAATATAAGTCAAACAAAACCTTAAGGTCGGGGACGGCTACGTATAAAACGCCGCCAGGCTCTAAAACCCTTCTCCATTCTGTCAACACTTTAGTGATAGATTTTCGACTAAAGTGTTCAAGCACATGAGAAGTATATACTTCACAAAAAGTCTCATCAGCATATACACTCAAATCAATAGCATTGCCGGCTTCATCCACGCCTGGGCCTAACTCTGTGTTAAATATCTCCCAGCCGTCTTTTACCAGCTCACCGCCAATATGTAGTTTTCGCTGTTCCATGTTTTCCGTAATGGGTGAGGCGATTAAGCCCCACCCGTAAAACTAATTCTTATCAAGATAACGCAGCCGTAGAAACCCACGTTCCGCTACCGGTGTGAACCCAGAGACAAGAGGTGTCTGTTTCAAAATACAGTGAATAGTCACCAGGGTCTTCTGATGTCGGACCGGTAGCACTATTAGGCAATGTCAATCCGCCCAGATCGCTCTGAATCGCACAAGTGATCACGGCACTGGTAGTGCCTGACATCGTGATATTGAAATCAGTAAATGTTACGGTTTCTGCACTTGTATCAAAGGTGATAGCATCAGTTGTAGTATCGCCGTAAATAATCACGTCCTGATTGTTTGAATGACCAATCCAGATGGCAGTGTTTTCATTCGCTCCATCAATTAGCAATCGAGACGTATCCCACGTAACGGTAATATCAGGTGCAGCAGCCGTACCACCAAAACCAAGTATGGCGTCGTCCAATAGTCCGAGCGTATCCTCTGAGCCGTCCCAGTGGAGGTCAGCATCGGCAGAAACACCTTGCATGATTACATCGGTAATAGTGCCTTTGCCGATGTTAATCACACCGTTGGCAGAACCGGCATTAACAGCAAGTTGAGATTGGTCCCATTTGATCTGCATGTCATCACTATCGCCAAAAGTGAGAATGTCATCGTCCTGAAGCTCCAAATCCCAGCCGTTCAGGATTATCTCCGGCGTACTGACATCGAATAAAGCGATATTGGTGTTTGTCGAACCATATACAGCGAAATCGATCGCATTAGTCGAGCCGATTCTTATTTGGCCGGTATTGTCAGCATAAGCCTCGATAAGCAGATTGGTAACATCCCAAACTATGCTAACATCGCCGCCGGTCGCATCGCCGAACTGCAATTCGTCGTCATCTTGTAGGTGCATATCCCAGTCATTTATCTCGACGATACCACTATTCGCATCAAATTTGAATATCTTGGTATTCGTATTTGCGTAAATAGACACATCGATAGCGGTTGTAGGTCCGAACTGAAATTCGCCTGTGTCTTCAGCTAAAGAATTTACAACAAAATTAGTACCGTTCCAGACCATTGATACGTCTGAGCTTGTACCAAAATTTAACCCATCATCATCGAGATAGGTTACGGATGTTGTGGCAGGCAAAACTAAATTACCGCCACTGTCAACATAAATATCAATATAATCGCCACTTGAATCAGCTAATTTTAACTTATTCCCATAAGTAACCATTACGTCGCAATCGATGCCGTCATCAAAAGCCTCTTGAATTATTCTACCTAGACCCTGATGCATATCAGTGTCTAACGCACTTAAATCTCTTACAGCCATTTTATTACCCTTTCAATTTTTAATTATTTTATTTTTTGGTTACTCTCTTTTTCTTAATTATATTTTTAGAGAGTACGGTTTTTGTAGTAACTGGCTTTGGTTGTTCTATGACTTCGTCAATATCACCAACATCATCAGGCTCGATAGTTTCAGTTATGGTAACGTCCACAAACTCAAGCAGATCAAAAGCATCTGCTACCTCTTTAGCATTAGCAACTTCAGAATCATTAAATTCGATTGTCTGATTTTTGGATAGTTCCCAAACACCATCATTCGTATAAATCGATCTTGTGTTGCCGTAATTTGTGACTTTATACTTAATCATAAAACAAACCTTCCATTATTTTAATCGTTGGCACTAGACATCGAGCCAGTTACAATAAGTTTTCTTGCCAATACACAAGCATTGACATTTTCGATAGTAGGATCGACACGAGCAGAATAGAACCAATAAGTTGCCTCATCAGCCGCTACTCGCTGAGCCTCAATCTTAATCTCACGCTGGATACCGATAACTAAGTTACCGTTTGGAGTAAGCAGGCAATCGGTATAAGCTCCACCAGACGAAGCTTCAATAGCTTGCGCGCCACCGTCCATAACAATCGGCATATTAGGACACGATATGATTTTTACTCCACCATAACTAAGTGGAGCGTTTCCGATAATAGCATTATCACCCTGGACGGTTGATCTTTGCTGGAGAGCGTCAATGTAATTTGTCGTAACCGCATCGTTGTTGTAAAACGCAAGATTTTTCAATCCACTGGTTTTATACTTTGAATCAAGATTTTGTAGCATTGTGTTATACTTAAAATCCCAGATATACGGAGCTGTAGTTGACACCATAGCTATCCTACCACTTTCGATCGGGAAAGTTGTGTCATCTGTAGCATCGAGTACCGTCGAGCCGCCGGATACTGAGTTGTAATAGTCATCACCAACAGTATCGCCATTAGCAATTCTAAAACGCCAGCCGTCCCACAAACTCCTAATATCAGTGTCTTCATAATCATTGCCAGTACCGGTGTCGCCGGTCCAGTATGCTATGTCTAACTCATTAGACATTTGTTTTGCAACCATTTTCATTACATGGTCAGCAAAGGCATCGCCCTCGATATTATCCTCAAGGTCATCGTCGAATATTACAATACAGCCCCTTACTTTTTTGCTCGTCAATTGTATCCGCTGTGTTGATAGTGACTTTTTATAGTCAGACGAAGTAAACGTCGCTCCAGGATGCAAAAATGCTCCAGAACCTAAACCTAAAGCACGAATGTTTTTGGTCGGCTTACTCATTTTAACGAAACGTGCGGTGTTTTTCATTACAGATTCGTCAACTAGATAATCAATAAATCTGTCAGCCTCTTCGGCTTCTAACGTGATATTCGGCAGGCTCACCATTTTGGTAAACGCTGCTTTGTTTTTTAGAAATTGGTTATTAGTTATCATTTTATTTTACTCCTAAAATATTTTTCTTATGTGTTTCCTGTTTAGATTATTCAGCGGACTCAAGTAAGCTTGGCCATTTAGCACCACTCGCTTCGTTGCCACTGTTAGCCTCTTGTCCGTCCAGGCTCTTTTTAACGCCGGAATTTTTCTCGACCGTCGCAAGCCGTTTCGCTAAGTCTTCAAGTAACTTAGTTGCCTTGTTATCATCATCAGGTTCGCTTTTCTTTTCAAGGCTTTCAATAGTTTTTTGAAGCTCTTCGATTGCCTTATCATTATCAGACTTTTCGACGTTCTGTTTAATCTCAGGCAAAAGCGACTTCAAAGCACTTAAAGCATCAGTTAGCTTTTTTAGTGTGTCTTTTGATAACTTAGCTCCGGCCTTTTCAATATCAGTCGCACCGTCTTCGTTATCAGACTTTTCGACCTTGACAGGCGAATACAAAGATGCTTGTTTGACAATAGAGCCAACTGCCTTCTTGAGGTCGTCGGGGAAATCTCCGAGATATTCAATAACAGTTTCCAACGATTTAATAATAACATCGTCCTCAACTGCCTTTTTAAAATCGACTGTTTGGTTTTCGCCGAAATATACTTCTACTTGTTTCTTAATTTCTTCGTTCATAGTATGCTCTCCTTTCGAGAGTTGGAATGTTTCTGAGCGACTGAATCCGTCGTCGTTTTCAACTTCTTTTGAATAGAAACACGATACAGGACTATCCATATCAGAACTAGTCCAGAAAGAGAATGAAAAATCTTTCATCTTTTCTATTTCGTCGCCATTCAAAATTATCTTTGTTCCACCGACTGTTCCGTCGCTATCAATTACAATGTTTAATTTCTTTTTTTTCTTTAACATTTTAGTATTAGAACCTTTCATAAGCGTTCCACATTCAGGGCATTTGATTTTAGTGCATGGTATCGATTTGCCTTCGCCTGTCTGTTTGTGTTCTTCGCTATAACCACAATCAGGACAAACACAATATTTAACTCCACCATCACCTTGAGCGTCACCACCAACGCCCCTGCCTTCTCCTTGTTGTTTATAAAAGAGAAATTTCTTTTTGTTAGCTGCCTTATCGACCAGGCTAACTTCGCCAATCTCCATATCTTTGAGTTCACGTGGTTTTAATTTCGCCATTAGTTATCTCCTACTCGGTTCTAGCATAACCGGCCATTGAGAATCCTGTAAGCTCTCCGTCCTGGACAGCTTTCCAAATTTCTTTATCAAGCACTCGGACCGTAATTAACCACGATCCTTTCTTGACAGATTTACTCATGATTGTAAAATCTGATGGAGCTATATAACTCTCTAAGACTTTCACTTTCACTTTGTTACCTTTGTGCATCACTTTGAATTTTTGCACATTCTCCATGAATTTATACGCAGCCTTTTTGATTTCGACCTCATTAGCAAAGTCACCTTGAGCGTCAACCTCATCAGGTTCATATACTATTCCGCAAACTATTTGCTCATCTTTGTCTGCTTTATCGAATTGATAAACAGAGATAAACTTTTCAACTTCTTTAGAAACTTCGCTTTCGCCAGTCTTCGGTAGAAGTTTTTTTGTTATCTTTTTGGCAGGCTCAAACGTGATATGTTTTATATCATTATCAGTGAGCCATTTTTTAGCTTTCGTAACCGTCCAATCTGCTTTTGGGAACCTCAGCGATTGAGGTATCGGAGGATCGGACGGTTTTGTTTTTCCCTCTAACTTACCCCAAATAATACCGATACTTGACGGTATTTTTTTCGAGCCATATATCGTACCGCCATTAGTACGCCTGAAACTTTTAATATCAAACTTGTCAGGCTCTTGCAACCTGGCAGCGTGTTCGTTTGGGTACGGCTTTGATACCTCAATTATTTCAGTGTTCGATTTTGCCTTCAATACCAAATCGTATAATGGGATATAAGCCTCGGATGGCTCATCTCGTTTTTTAATGATATCAATCAGTTCCGATTTTGCCACATTAATTATTGTAGCAAGTCTTCCATCCTTTTCGGTTTTAATTGCTGATGTAACATAGGCAAAATTCTCAACAAGTACAATATCATCACAATCAGACACGTCGATACCATATTTACTTGCGGTCATAGCCTTACTAAATGCAGCCTTGTCGATCGCACTTGTGCTATGCTCCAGCTTCCGAGAGTTCATCTCGTCAAGTAGCAGTTTATATTTTTTCATAAAACTATTACGATTAAGACTGCCTACGATTGTATTGTCGTTGTCTTTGAAATTCTTATCGAACAACTGAGTGAATCGCAATTTAAGAATAAGCAATTCTTTATCGTATGCTTTCGATAGTTTTGTTTTGTCAGCCTCTTCTATTCTCATGGCAATCGTTCCTTAATTTCTTTGATACCATCACTAATATATTTCTGCGAGGTTTTAATTGAGCTTATATCAGATTGAACCCTAGACACTTCTTTTTCCACACCAGTAATCCGCTTGTCATGTTTTTCTATATGAGTAGTATTCTGCCCAACAGTCGCATAGGCTAACCCTACCGCAAAAACTATAATACCAACCTCAATCACTACCGTAAGCCATTTCGTTATCTGGTTACTTAGTTGCGTTTTTTTTGCCTCATTCATCACAGTGTCACTCCTTAGGTTCGAATTGTATCCCGTTATCGCCTGGGTACGGCTTTGTGTGTTGTCTCTCTCCCGAATAAAATACTGGAGGTATTGCATCCGGAAACGCATCACAAGCAATACTATCATTAAACCGGTGTTTACAAAAGACACACGAGATATTATTGTTTTGTATCGAACGCAACGCAGCATCCATAGTCATATCGTCTTCTTTCATTACAATAGGATTTATACTCATATTTTGCTCCCTCCCGTAGCAACTTTAATCGGTTTTTTGCCACGTGGTACATCCGTGTTGTAATGTACCCACTTGTTTACTTTACCTTTTAACCTGTTAAATGTATCTATATTTTTTGTTCCGTGCGTCGCTTGATACATAGGCTCTACAAATCTATTTTGCTGCCCGTACATACGAGAGATTGAACGCAGCATACTTTTCTCAAGCGGTAAATCAGCAAAAGCGGCCTCAACTTCGTATCCATATTTTTTATACGCATCAACAATCTTTAATGCTTTTTTTTGACTTTTCATGGTGCCGTCAAACATTATATTCATCTTTGATGCCCGTGCTCGATCAAATAGCTCATTGATAATATAATCCGATTCCTGCTGATACGATGCTGAACGCCAGCCGAGTGCTTTATGACCATCTGCTTTTGCAAGTTTTAGCTTTATATCATCGCTGTCAATATGTAAATACTTCTTTTTCCATCCCGGAAAGGCTGTATTTAACATTGATGATTTGCCACTACCTGGATATCCACCTGTCATTATAAACTTAGGAGTACCTTTTGCTGGTTTGACAGTAGCAAGCATATCGTCCGCAATATTTTGATGTAATTGCAATCGCTTATGTAGCACTTTTTTGGTAACTTTGCCGCTAAAATATGTATTGATAGTCGGTGGAGTCTGTGACTGTAACTTCCTAAATTTTATAATATCTTTATAAACTTCTATTTTAGTTTTGCCACGATACTTTAATAAGTCAATGGCCTCTTTAGTATCAAGATGTATAATTTTCTCATAAGCATCAATTCCCAGTTTTGACGGCTTATATGTTTTTGTAGCAATATCATCACTCTCACGCAAAGCGTTAAACGATCTGCTACTTAAGGTTTCCGTTGGTTTCGGGACTAATGCAGGCCTCGCAATCGGAGGTGTTGGTTTAACTACTTTTAACTCGCCTTTGTGTCCAAGCTTTCTAAGTGACCCTTTAAGTTTTCTACTTATTGCTATGTCAGTAGTTTTCTCTAGTTTTTTCAACAATCCGTCAATATGCTTAGGAACGGCGGACGCAGCTTGCTTTGGAGTTCCTACGCTTTCGCCTGCGATTACAGGTATGAATCCACTCCGACAATTTACATGAGCCGGAATTATACCCACTGATTCCGCTGGCGTGAATTTCTTACCATTTAAATTCAAACATATTGTCGAAGTACGGTCATCTAATATTGCAGAAAATTCTACTTGCTCAACTCCTAAGTCTTCCATGCCTACAGCATATCCCATATTTTGGGCCCTTGCCGTTTCTGTCCTGGCTATCGTTTTAGCCCTACGCCTATGTGTTTTATCTGCATACTTCTGAGTTTTCCTATCAATATCAGTATCGGTTAATTTCGGAAACTTATCTTTATCCTGTAACCTGGTTCTGAAATTCATTACCGATTGAGTTTGGTTTTTAGTTAATCCTACCAACGGACGAACCTCGCGTGCGATCTTATCCATCGATTTGCCTTCTTTAACGCCGGCACTTATAAAAGTACGGATTCCTTTTTTAGTTTCATTCGTTACCTGTCTAACCAAATCAGCGGTAAACTTTTCGGCAGCACGGACTGAAACTACATTCAGCACATCAAAGGAACCCTTTGCCTGCAATAGGTTATATGACTGTTCGCCGCCATTTGACATAACAGTTAATGTCGCCGGCTTGATTATATCTTTGCCTTTATCCTGTATGAATTCCCAGTCGGTAAGCGTGCTGGTTATATCCTTTTGAAATTTAGTCCTCAAATCAGACTGTATCTGCTTGATTGCATAACTAAACCATTCCCTTACGGCAGATTCAAATATAGGCTCCATCCGCCGCCTATGCCAATCCAGCTTAGCATGGATTTTATTTCTAAATTGTGTTTTAATTATCGTTATCATCGTCTGTTATCTCTGATTTACTCAGTGGCTCTTCAGGTTCGCCAATTTCTATAAGGCTACTCATCATATAAAACTTGTCACCGTCCTGATACGGTTTACGTCCTAATATGTTTCTCGATTCGTTTGGTGTCATTGTTCCGCGTTCTATCTGGAATCCGTGTTGCTTTATCAATACGTCAATATCACGCGTGTCAATATTTGTAAACTTAAATTCGTAAATTCCTGAATTTAATAGATTGTCGTTTATAATATCCTCCATGTCCGTCTGTAATGGCTCGACCACGCTTTGGATATATATCTTTGTAGCCTCTTCAGCTACGTTGCCGCCAAGTTTACCAACAATCCTTACGCCGATTCGCTCAGCCGGCATCGAGAATGCAATCATTATGTCTTCACGTGAGGTTTGGCCGTAGACTTTGAAGCTACCATCTTTAACCTCGACGCTTAATTTTTCATATTCAAAATCACAACCCTCTGGCTGGGTAAGAACTAATGTTTTATGTGCATTAGAATTTCCCTTTGCCTCTTTGTTTAAGAACTGGGCTATTTTTTTATCCGCTCCCTCTTCCCAATCGCCTTTCAAAGTAATTAGTCCGGCAGGTATCCCATAATTCTCGAAAAATGCAAGGTTGTAATCTCTAAGCCCTATCATACCAACAATATCACCGATAGCAGAAATTGCATTGGTTACACCATAGTAGTTTGATTTAGGATAAAAGTTTTTATAGAATATTAACTCATGAGCTTTATTTTCAGGAATAACTCCTTCCGGCTTTCCGGTTTCAGAGTTTATATCCTCTTCCATTCCGAATTTTTTGAACCATACTTTTTTATTGTTGCGTATTTGTGCATATTTTTCGTTTGATTCGTGAACCCTTAGAGTGTGTGCAGGTAGGTAATAAACATTAGATACTTCGCCTGCGTTATTCCTCACAACTTCTAACCCAAAATAACCAATCGACCCCCAGTCGATCAATGCCTGCTTTATAATATTTCTAAACGATTCTTCTTTACCTGATGTCTTCAAAAACTCATTCAATCGCTCTTTTTCTTTTTCGTTATCTTTTTGGTTTTCTCTTAATTGTAAATTCCAACCTAAACCGGCAACATCAATAGCCAACTGGTTTACACAACTCCAAAATATAGGATTCGATTCGTGTAATGTCAATAACACTTCTGGCGGATATGGAGGATTGATTAGGCTGTTATCGGTAACCCATTTATTTTTTTCTTTGAGCTGCTTAGAATCCTCTGCCTCGGATTCCTGTAACTTAGAATACGGAAATACACCTTCTGAGGTATGAACATACACTTTGCCTTTTTTTTGTTCGTCAGTCATTATTTATTTTTCCAGTCCCATTACAAAATTGACAATCGGCTATAATTGAGGCCCTACCATCGTTATGTTTACCAGAACCATTACAGTGTTTGCAATCTCCAGCATTTATTACTACCGGCCCCAGATGGGAAACAAAGTCGATGTCAAGTATCCGCTCGTCAGCAAAAGTCTCATAATATAACATCACACAATTGTCGTACGGTATATCTATCACCACCCGGCGGGTATTGTCAGGGATAATCCCAGCCTTTGTTAAGCTATCAATCAAACCTTTATGGCTTCCTGTTATCGCTTGTGTTGTCATATCAATCCCTTTCTATTCGTAGCTTGAGTAATAAGAGCCTTCATCTTTGCACGATTGCATATAGCCTTCCATGTATGCCAGCTCTAATTCTCTGGCAAATTCAGGGGACGGAGTGTTTCTTTTTCCACACAGCCATTTGTTAAATCCGCCACGGATGCTATTAGCGTTCGTATTCATATCGACACTCTTTTCCTTTGGCTTACATACCGCCGCTGGAATTCCTACATCAGCCATATCTATCCTTTCCTATTCAGGTATCACCGGTAACCTATTAAGCTGCATAAACTTTCCCTTTTTTTCCTGGTCTATCCGTCGAGTAAATTATATAACGCAGGCTGTCAATAGTATGATCGTTTTTCTTTACGGGCACATCCTGTGGATTCCTGGAACTTGAACCTGTCGGGTAATGATAACCGGCCATTTCTCTACATGTATTCTTGCAGGTGTTAAATATAAACAAACTAGGCTTACCATTTGCCTTAACTTTTAGCTTGCTTTGCACAACCTCTATCCCTTTTGATATTTCTTTACGAGCCTTCCTATTATGTATCCCGGCTTTGCGTAACTCTTCCCTATCTTCTGCATTTTCAGGATCGGCCCAGGAATCAATATATTTGTCGCCGTTACTTAATCGCTTTACCGTCTCAATATGCTCCTGTATTCCTGTTTGTGCTTTGTAATATTCTTTATGTATATACCAGTTTTCGTCGCTATCTTTAGCGGCCCATAAACACACAAACGGATTTGTAAAACCAAAATCAAAGCCGCGATACCGCCGCCAGTCATTAGGTATCTTGAACGGTTTAATAACATGAGTGTTCCGGTTAAATGTTTTATAAACAGCACCGTAAAATGAGGCGAATCGGCCCTCGATCCGTGTCGATTGAACTTCGACCGGCCAATCTGCAATCATTTGGTCAATCCGCTCATCGTTTATATATCCACCTCTGCTTTTCCGGTTAGAATTTAAGTTAGCATAAAATACATCATCAGTCTTAGGCAAATCCTCAATCCTCTCCTCTAGTGACGGCTGAGGCTTAATAGGTGTCATACTCCATGAAAGTTTACCGTTATTAACCATAAGTCGAGCTTGTATCTCGGTTAATATCCCTTCGAAATCATGGTGGCATTGCTCGTCACAACGGCACGAATTGATAGACCTGGCTTGGAATTGCTCACGGCCTTGATTGAAAGCCTTGAACTCTATCACGTGTCCGTTTTTTAGAAACAATTTACGAGGCACTTTATCTTGACCATAAGTTAAATCAGATATATGATGCGGCAAGATAAACTTTTTGAGGTATGACTCCCATAAAATATCCCTAACCTGCTCCCAACTTTCGATACAGGCCCAGTGTAACCCTGGCTTTGGGTCTGGGTATGATGGATGGATATTTAACACCTGCATAGCAAGGTCTATCATATTAGTATATGATTTAGATGCCTGATTTCCACCAAACATCCAACGAATATCAGCGGTCGACATATGGAACGCTCGATGGTCATCGTCCAGCGGCTCATAGCGAGCTAATGGTTCTCCCAGCCATTTTATTTGTGAAATCGTAAGCATTTTAATTTATTACTCTTGCTCTAACCTACCTAAAACATTATTTGTGCTTGTTATATCAGAGCCGCCAGTATTTTTCATTGTCTTACTCATCAATACGGTTTCGGTTCCTTCATCTTTATGATCAACAACCCAGGGTGTTTCGGTTGTGTCAATTACTTTGTCCGCTCTTTGTAGTTTCGCTCTGGCTTCGTCACTATCAGTAGCAGCATCAAACGTAGAGCCGTCTGCCGTATCAGACGCCATTTTATTTAACATACCTGCTATTGTTGCCGAGCCGCTATCCATTGCTACTATCTGGCCCGACGTGACAGAGCCGATAAGAGCCTCTGCGTTTGTCGCTGTTGTCACTGTTGTTATCGTTCCAGTAATATCAGCAGTTAATCCAGCAGGCATCGCAACTGCCCCTGTCAAAGTTGTTGTTGTATCAATCAATAAACTATTAGCAGATAAAGCACCAACAATATCCATGCCGGCATCGATAACAACACTCCCTGCATCTAACTGGCCGGTAATTGATAATGACGCAAGGGTACTAGCTCCAGTAATCGCTAATGTACTACTCAACGCTACCGCCCCGGTAAGCGTAGTAGTACCAGTATTTTCTATTGAGTTAACTTTGATCCCAGTCCCGCCAGTGCCGTCAAGTATAGCTTCTAAGTTATTCGCAGCTGCTTCATCACCTGAGATTTTTATAGCATCTGATTCATCAGTTGTTATTACTACTGTAGTACCATTTGAATTATCTGTTATATCACCGACTGGACCGTTAATTGTAAGCGTACCAGATGTACAAGAACTGGTTATTGTTAATGAAGATCCACGAGCCATACTAATCGAAGCCGTTCCACCATCCATGCCAGCCACTGTGAGCGAACCTTTTATGTTCATAATGCCGCACACTGCTGGAGCGTTAAGAGTAAGTGTACAGGCCGAAAGTGCACCGCATACAAGGTCGCGACATTTGAATATTCCGCCATCCAGAACTGAGCAAGCACCATTTATGCTTCCATTGAACGCAAGCCCATGAATGTTTGTATGTGCATAGAGATGGCATAAATCATAGAATGTAACATTTGCTATACCTGTAGCATTCGCTCCAATACCTGTGACTGTAAGCTTTTCAATTGTTGAATGTTCAACACTTTGGGAATTGATATCGAGTAAATCAGCTACATCGATATGGCCATCTCCAACTAAACTGTAATGTTCCATTGCCGCTGCAAGATCGAAATCGCCGTGAAGATGAATCCTATTAAGGTTATTCGCGTCCGCAATAGTCTTAGCGTTAGCAATCGTATCAGTTGGATAGGTGCTTGTTCCATAGGGCCAGGTAGTCGAGTTAGTTCCTCCGTCATCACACCACACCCTTCCGCCGTTAAACATAAAACGAGTGGCCATAGCAGTATCACCAGCTAATGACGTAACATTGACATCTGGTATTGCATTGCCGTCATTGTACGTCAATTGGAAATCAACTGACTTTGATAAAATTGTTGCACTTGCAGCGTCTTCTATTATTATAGAAGCCGAAGTGGCTCCAGCAGCAAAAATATCATCATGTAAATCTAAGCGATAATATCCATAACCAATCTCATACATCCCGTTTGCTGTATGTGCTACAACTAAAGATGTTAAGTCAGTTATATCGGCTTTAGCCGACAAGGTTACATCTTCGTCAGTCTCAACTCGTATAAACCAAATATCCAAGTCAGTAACTGTCACGCCGGTAATAGGAGAGCCGGTAAGTGCATCGTATAACCTAACTTGAATGGTTACATCTGTTGAGCCTAACTGTTTTGATATAGTACCTTTCATAACTTATCCTTATTCCTCACGTAAAGGGAGGTTTATTCGGTTCCAACTTCCTGGCGTAGTGTAGCCGCCAGTTAATGTTGGCTTCCCTTTATTCCATAATGGTGAGCTTGGTAATAATCTAAAATCATTATTCGCAGCATCAGCAAACATCGGATCAACGGATAGATTATTGTTACCAACTGGTATTGCCGCCGACTTCTGAGTATCATAAAAACCATTCGCAACCGTCAATTCACCGTCCACCGCCCAAACACAGTTATTATCACAATAAACAACAGCGCCAACATTACCGGCATGAATCTCTATGGCGTAATCAGTGGCTCCAACAGCGGGCATTAGTATATTATTTTGAACGTACGCCGTGGCTACTCTATTATTCATTGAGATACAGGCATCAGTCTGATTATAACATGTACAATTGACAACACTAACCCCACCTTCTGACGGCTGGATCGCTCTTGCTCCATCAATTATAATTGTGTTGTAGATTGAATCGCCTTTGGCGGGGAAAAAAACCGTCTGATCGATCCCGATCATATCAATTAAACTATTACTGATATAATTTCCGCCAGTATCGCTATCGTTAAATCTTACTCTGGCTCCGGTAATGATGCAATTTTCTACCACAGAATCGGCAAACTTTCCCCTGATTGCATAGATATAATCAACACCAGAAGCCAATGTCATTTTGCAGGTATCCCAAACCCATCCTAAAGGATTAATTCCAGCTAAAGGATTAATTCCAGCGGCCATTGCCTTAAAAGCATATCTCCCACCTTTAATACCATCTATATCGAGGTATCGCCAAACTAAATGATGGCGGCCAGCAGCGACCGTCACAAAATCATCATCAGTATTTTCGAAATCGAACGTCGTATAAGAACCGTCATAGGTTTCGCCCGGTCTCATGTCTCCAGTTGTTACGGCGTATGCTTCGATAATGATAGGAGAATTTGTAGAAATAACCCCAAAAGTACCATCAACGTCTAATCCAGCCCCGCCATTTCCCCATCCAGTCGAGGCGGCGGTATATATGGTTTTAGTTGCTTCGTCTTTGTCTCCCCATTTAACCCATATCGTATTGCCAGCCACAACATTGTCGAGAGCAGACTGGAGGTCATACGGATCAGCCTCACTGCCAACACCGCCCGGCCCGCCGTCTTCTGCTACATATATATCAGCCATTATTCATCCTCTGATATGATTCTACCGTTTGGATAAACAGCCCATCGAATATTCCCGTAATTATCTAGCTCCTGCCTAAACACAGCTTCCGGGTGATTGCCTGGGAATCCTGTTTTTTCAAGCTGGCCCTTAAACACATTAAATATTGCCAGCGATTCAATTTGTTTCAGTTCGTCTTTATAACAGCGTATCATACTGCTATACATTTTATTAACTTGGCTAGATTCATCAATAGTGAGTTTATCGGCTCCGGCCTTTACCGTCTCTATTTTTACGCTTTCAATATTGACAGATGTTAAGTTTTGCGTATCGAGCCACGCTTTTAATTTTATATAAGCTGGTCTTCTTCTCATCAATAATATCCTGTTCTGTTTGTTTTGGCATTGTTTCTTGCTCAGTTTTATATTATAAGTCTTTACTACCACTAGGCTTATCAACACTATACCTACCTAATAGC